GCGTGCGTACATGCGCGAGTGGGACGAGAAGACCCAGACTTACCGCAACCGGCCCAAGCACGACCAACACAGCCACGCGTCTGACAGCTTCCGCTACCTGGCCCTGGCTGCGCGTCCAGTGTCGAGGAAATCGAGACGCGTCACTACAATCACATCACTACCGGGTGCTGGCGCGAGCTACGCCTTTGCACTTAATGACATTTGGGACTGCCAGCAGGTGCAGTCTGGAAGGGTTGGATGATGATCAACAGCGCACCGATTACGAGCGACAGCGACTTTGAGAACACGCCAGTGGGTTTGGCCAAGAGGTGGCAGACCGAGATTCAGGCCTCGCAGCAGGAGCTGCTGAAGTTCCACCAGGACGCCAACCGCATCACGCAGCGATACCTGGACAAGCGCGACGCGTATGCCAAGGACGAGAGCAAGGTGAACTTGTTCTGGTCCACGATGCAGGTGCTGCTGTCGATGCTGTACGCCCGGCCGCCGCAGGCCGATGTGTCGCGTTCGTTCCAGGACTACGACGACGACGTGGCGCGTGTGTCCGGCACGATGCTGCAGCGCCTGCTCAACCGTGCGTTCAACGACAACGTGTCGGCCTGGGACTCGGCCGTGCGTCAGGGCATTGAGGACTGGCTGGTGGTGGGCTCTGGCCAGATCTGGCTGCGTTACGAGGTGACGACCGAGCCCTACGAGATCCCGGCCGTGTTTGACGAGTTTGGCCAAGAACTGAGCCCCGCCGAAGAGGCCGAGCGGATCATCAACGAAGACGCGCCCTGCGACTACATCTACTGGGAGGATTTCTTCTACTCACCAGCCCGCACATGGCATGAGGTGCGCTGGGTGGCCCGGCGCGTGTTCATGACCAAGGACCAGCTCAAGGCCCGGTTCGGTGAAGACATCGCCAACGTGGTGCCGCTGGGCAACTACAGCAAGAAGGACCAGGTCAACGACCAGTCACCCAAGAACGACCCCTGGAACAAGGCCGAGGTTTTTGAGATCTGGTGCAAGGAAAACCGCAAGGTCTACTGGTACGCCAAGAGCTGCGACGTGATCCTGGACGTGAAGGACGACCCACTGGGCCTGGACGCGTTCTTCCCGTGCCCCAAGCCACTGGCGGCCAACGTCACCAGCTCCAACTTCATGCCGCGTGCGGACTACATCTTTGCGCAGGACCAGTTCAACGAGCTCGACGAAATCAACACCCGCATCACCTGGCTCACGCGTGCGGCCAAGGTGGTGGGCGTGTACGACAAGAGCGCAGAGGGCATCCAGCGCGTGTTCAACCAAGGCTCCGAGAACCAGCTGATTCCTGTGGACAACTGGGCGATGTTCGCTGAGAAGGGCGGCATCAAGGGCCAGGTCGATTGGATTCCGATCGACCAGGTGGTCAACGCCATCGGCCACCTGCGCCAGTACCGCCAGGACAAGGTCATGCAGATCTACGAGGTGCTGGGCATCTCCGACATCATGCGCGGCAGCTCCAAGGCCAGCGAGACGGCCGCTGCTCAGCAGATCAAGGCCCAGTTCGGCTCGACGCGGATTCAGCTCAAGCAGTTCTACATCGCTGACTGGATCACGCAGGCCCTGCGCATCAAGGCCGAGATCATCTGCAAGCACTACCAGCCCGAGACGATCATCAAGCGCAGCAACATCGAGCGCACGCCCGATGCACCGCTGGCGCTGCAGGCCGTGCAACTCCTCAAGGACGAGGAGATGAACGAGTACCGCATCAACATCGAGGCCGACTCGATGGCCGCGCTCGACTGGGCGGCCGAGCGTGATGCGGCCGTGCAGTTCATGCAGGGCCTGGGGGCGTTCATCTCGCAGGTGGCTCCGATGGCTCAGAGCGTGCCGGGCGCTGCGCCTGTGTTGATGTCGCTGCTGCAGTGGAGCGTGAGCAAGTTCCGCGTGTCGACGCAGATCGAGAGCGTGATCGACCAGGCCATTGGTGCACTCAAGCAGCAGGGCATGCAGCCCCCGCAGCCACAGCCCAACCCGATGCAAGAGGCCGAGGTGGCCGAGAAGCAGGCCGGTGCTGCACAGCGCATGGCCAAGGCCAAAGACACCAACATGGACGCGATGGCCAAAGAGGCTCAGCTGCGTGCGATGGGCATCTTGCAGCCCCAGCCCCAGCTGCCACCGGCAGCGCCCCAAATGCCGCAGGTCGGCGGTCCAATGCAGTGAGGTAACAGATGGAAAAAGCCAACGAATTTGCAACGCTGCTGGTCAAGTCCCGATCGCGTGGCCATGTGGCCCACTGGGCGACCGACAGCTACTCGCAGCACATGGCCCTGGCCGCGTTTTACGAGGGCCTGAGCGACCTGACCGACGCGTTTGTCGAGCAGTACCAGGGCTACTACGGCAAGCGCCTGAAGGTTGAGGTCAAGGCCTGCGACATCGACGAAAACATTGCCGACGAGCTGGAAGAGCACATGGAGTGGATCGAGCGTTACCGCTACGAAGTGTGCGACCAGGAAGAAACCCCGCTGCAGAACTCGATCGACGAGATCGTGGCTTTGTACCAGACCACGATTTACAAACTGCGCATGCTCAAGTGAGGTAGACGATGGACGCACAAGCAATCATCAACGAGCTGCGCAATCGCGGGCGCAAATTTGTCTCTCTCGACAGCCCGCAGGATGGCGACTTGGCCGACCTGGCCATCGACATCGGCGCGGGCTTTGTGCCGGTGGTCGGCACGGCCACTTCAGGCCGCGATTTTGAGCGTGCCCGTCGCGAAAACGACAAGCTCGGCATGGCGCTGTCGAGCCTGGGCATGATTCCTGTGGTCGGCGGTGTCACGGCTGGCGTCAACAAGCTGCGCAAGGGCGCGAAGGCCGCCGACGACGCAGCTCCAGCGCTGCGCGAGGTGATCGAGCAGGCTGTGAACAAGGCCGACGAAGTGCCCGAGGCGCTGGCCGGTTTTGGCAAGAAAAAAACCAAAGAGGCGGCGCGTCAAAAAGAGATCGAGAAGGCCGCCCGCGAGGCAGATGCCAAGGCCGCTTCCTCTGCCGGTGATTCTGTTGAAGAGACGGTCAAAAAGGCCGGTGGCCAACGCAAGAGCGGCGCACTGCCTGCGGATTTCTACCGCCAGATGGAAAAACAGCAGGGCGCGACTGCGGTGCTACGTGCAGCACAGAAGGGCGAGCACATTTCGCGGCGAGCTGACGGCTCGATCATCGGCGCACCACGTCACATCACCAGCGGCGCTGGTCTGGGCGCGATGCGCAAGGGCCTGGACACGCAGTTCGACGAGGGCGTGAACGCGCTCGAGTACGCCGACCCCACCAGGGTGGGCAACTGGTACGACCGCGCCAAGTCTGGCCAGGCCGCGTCCAATGAGCCCTACCAGCTCGATCGCTCGCTCGACGCCACTGCGGTCTATTCGGCTGGCGTGTCGCCTGAGTCCGAGCTCGCGTTCGCGCTCAAGCACCACAACACCCGCGCACTGGGTGCGCCTGAGATGGCCTATCGGGGCGCGGGCATGCGAACACTCGACAAGGCCGTTGAGTCGGGCACTTCCCCGAAGCTGGCCGCCAAGGTGGGCGAGTACCGCGTGAAGAACGACCCGCGTGTGCCGGTTGAGGGCTCGTTCGGTGTGAACGACTTCAGGGCCGCTCAGGGCTTTGGCTACACAGACGCCCAGGGCAAGCCCTGGAAGGCTGGCGTGTCGCAGCAGATGCACCCGTTCATGGACGCAGAGACCGCGCTGATGGTTGACCGTGCGAACGCCCGTGCGGCCGGTGGAAAGACCGACTGGACCGGCCCGCACCTGCAGGAGGTGCCCTGGATCTACGGCAAGGCGCAGGACTTGTATGCGCGTGGCCAGAAGGCCACCTACAAGGGCGGCACAGAGGGCGTCGTTCGTGCACTGCGCGACGCCAACAAGACCACTGCCGACTACATGCCCAAGCACACGTTCAGCTCGACCTACGAGTATGTGCCTGGCGCAAACACTGGCCACATCCCCGAGCTGCTGAACGAAACAGACGCAGCCAAAAAAGCATACGGCGACGTCGGTCGCTGGGACATTGAAAAGCCTGGCGAGGCTGCGCTGTACGGCATGCCCGAGTCGGTTGGCGCTGGCAATCGCGACGCGATCGCATCTGCGATGGGCCTGCGTCAGCTGCCAACGCAGCAGGGCACGGGCGTCTACACAAACACCGCAGGGGTGGTCGAGAACAACCCGGTCACCGTGAGTCAAACCCTGGCCAACTTCCCCACCGGCGACAGCGCGACCTTGCACCCAAATTTCCGGGCTGCAATGGCAGCTGGCGAGCGATTCCGTGCGGCCAACGACGTGCAAGAGGCGGGCGCTGGCCACATCATGTTCACCGGCGGCAACCGCCAGGGTAAGGACGCGCTGCTGGTGGAGATGCCGCGCCAGGCCTCCTCGGCCGAGATGGCCGCCATTCAAAACGCGTTGCGCGGCACTGACTACATGCCCAGCGCCAGCGCACGCGGCGTGGCGATCGCCAACTACAGCGATGACGCTGCAGCGAAGGCCGCAGCGCTGCGCACGCTGACCGGCAAAAAGAGCCCGCTCACAGGCGTGCTGCCTGAAGGCGCGAGCTTGCAGAAGGCAGGCATCGAGTCGGTTTACGAGCCGCTGCAGTATGGCCAGGGCCAGGCCACCGAGGCTGTGCTGCGAGGCTTTGCCGAGCTGCCAGAGGGCGTGTCCAGGTCTGTCGCTGGCAACCTCAGCGAGTCCGAGGACATCCGCAGCATCATCAAGCAAAAGATGGAGCGCGATGCTCAGTTCCCGTCCGCACGCAAGGACGTGGAGCTGATGCGCAAGTTCTTCAGCGAGGCCGACTGGGCCAAGGCTGTGGAGCTCATGCGCAAAGGTATGGCCCCGGCAGCTGCGGTGGCAGCGCTGGGTTATTCATTGCCAGCGATGGCAGAGGAGGACAGCAAGTGACACGACGTCGTTGGATTCAAGACCGCAAGACAGGTGAGCTCATTGAGATCACCGCCGACCACCAGGCCGAGCTGCGCACTGACTCCGGTGCGCTGTGGGGCGATCGCAGCTATGACGGCCTGACGGCCACCGACGGCACCGACATCAGCTCCAGGACCAAGCACCGCGAGTACATGAAGGCCAATGGCCTGACGACCGCCGACGATTTCAAGAACACCTGGGCTCAAAACCAGGCAAAGCGTGAGCGCCTTTTCACCGAAGGCGGCACATTCAGCAAGCGCGACATAGAGCGTGCGATTTCACAACTCCAAAGCAGGTAACACCATGAGCGAACCCACGACAACCATGCGCGATGCCATCGAGGCCGCGTTTGAACAAGCCGACGAGCCACTGCCGTCAGCGCCCGCGCAAGACATTGCGCCCGAGCCGGTTGCGGCCAGCGAACCAGCGCCAGCTGATGCACCAGCGGCAGATCCTGCGGCATCGCAGGATTTGAACGCCCTGGCCGAGGACAAACCCGTTGATAACGAGGATGTTCAACAACCAGAGCGCGACGAAAACGGGAAATTTAAAAAAGCCGAGGGTGTGCAGGCCGGGCCCAAGTCAGGCCCGCGTCAGCCAGGCGAAAGGGCCCCGGCCTCTTGGCGTCCTGACATCCGCGAGCACTGGGGCTCACTGCCTGAGCCCGTCCGCGCTGAGATCCAGCGCCGCGAGACCGAAGTGGCCCGCACTTTGCAAGAAACCGCCGAGGCTCGCAAGACGGCCGAGTCGGTGATGAAGACGATCGAGCCCTACCAGGCGTTCATTCGCGCTGAGAACAGCAACCCGCTGCAGGCCATCGACAACCTGATGAGCACGGCGGCGCGTCTGCGCACCGGCACCGCGCCCGAGCTGGCGCAGATGGTGGCCGGGATCGTCAACCAGTTCGGCATCGGCCGCTTTGGCAATGGCTTCATTGACATGCTGGACGGCGCATTGGCTGGCCAAACACCCAAGCAAGACCCGCAGCAGCTGGCGATGGAGCAGGTTCTAAACCAGCGCCTGGCCCCAATGCAGAACATGCTCACGCAGTTCCAGCAGGCGCAGGTCATGCAGCAGCAGCAAGTGGCCCAGGCGGCTCAGTCAGAGGTGGCCACCTTTTTGGAAAAGGCCGAGTTTGGCAACGACGTGCGCGAGGACATGGCCGACCTGATCGAGGCGGCCGAGCGCCGTGGCCAGAAGTTGACCCTGGTCGACGCCTACAAGAAGGCCTGCATGATGAACGACACGGTGCGCTCGGTGATCTCGCAGCGCGTCAGGGCCCAAGGCGCTCAGCAGGGCACCCAGGCCGCGCAAAAGGCCAAGTCAGCTGCCGTTCAGGTTTCCGGCTCGGCTCCGATGGGCGCTTTGAAGCAGGAGACCACCGACGTGCGCTCTGCTATCGAGGCGGCCATCACGATGACCTCACGGTGATGCCATAATCACACCATGTCGGGAGCGATCCCGACTGGTGTGCCCAAGCACCCCAGCCACCGCAACGCTCTCAGGAGACGCCCCGCGTCCCACCTGGAACCAGTCGGACTGTGATCGGTTCGCGTAGGCGCATCTGAACAAGGTGGGCGAAAGCCCTTATCCAACACTCAGATGGAGAGTAATCATGGCATTTCCAAACGTCAGTGACATCGTCGCAACGACGATCCAAAACCGTTCGCGTCAGATCGCGGACAACGTCACCAAAAACAACGCCCTGTTGGCCAAGCTGAATCAGCGCGGCAACGTCAAGACCATTTCTGGCGGTAACGTCATTTTTGAAGAATTGTCGTTCGCTGAAAACGCCAACGCAGGCTTCTACTCTGGTTACGACTTGCTGCCCGTGGCAGCCCAGGACGTGATCAGCGCCGCTGAATTCCAGATCAAGCAGTTCGCAGTTCCAGTCGTTATGAGCGGCTTGGAGATGTTGCAGAACAGCGGCAAAGAGCAGTTCATCGACTTGTTGGAGGCCCGTTTGAACGTGGCCGAAAGCACCATGATGAACAAGCTGGCCCAGTCGGTTTACTCCGACGGCACTGGCTCCTCGGGCAAAGAAGTCACCGGCCTGAACGCCGCTGTGCCCTCTGACCCAACGACCGGCACCTACGGTGGCATCGACCGCGCTACTTGGGCCTTCTGGCGCTCGCAGCTGTATGACTTCAGCGCCAACAGCGTGACGGCTTCTGCCACCACCATCCAGGCCGCAATGAACAAGCTCTGGTCTTCCCTGACCCGTGGCTCTGACCGTCCTGACATGGTTGTGTTCGACAACAACTACTGGACGTTCTACATGGGCAGCTTGCAGGCTCAGCAGCGCTTCACCAGCGCCGAGACCGGCAACCTGGGCTTCCCCACA